CACGCCGAAATTGAACGCTTAAACGCAATCCTAAACGAAAAGGCTTAAACCCATGACCCACGCAACCATAACCACCACCTTTGACCTAGAACTAGAATGCGAGATCGACGGCGATTATTGGCGTTATGAGGATGAATCGGTGCAGGATCTCACCCTGTGCTTTATGTACGCCTATGAACCCCGCCCCAGCACCGCACGGTTTGATCTGCTTCAAGGCCTTGATAGGCCCTCGCGCCTAATCGTCCAGCGCAACCTATTCAAAATAGCCGGTATGTCAGAGCGCATAATCAAAGACATCGAAGCCATAGGCGAAGATCTGCACATTGAGCCAGACACTTACGTTAAGGAGTATTGAGCCATGACCGACAAGGAATTTACCGCCAAATATCCAGACCATCGCGCCACCCAATACGACGCTGATCAGGCGCAAATCAATCGCGCCATTGAGGCCTATGAGGAGGCCCGCATGGGCGCACGACCCAAGCCCCGGTTTGAATTGCACCTAATCAATCACGACCATTTTTACGCCAACCGGCGGCGCTTGCCCGCAGGGTTGCTTGATATGGTCATGGTCGCCATAGGCGGCGCGATGTGGTTCGCAATCCTGTTTGGCCTATGGCTGGTGTTCGGATGAGCGAGCACCTAATCACCCTACGCCACCCTAGCCGGTGCCGGTGCAGCGCATGGCTTCCAGCAGGATCGACAGCCCGCCTGTCGCCCTTCAGCAAGACGCCATACGATTGCGTGGCATGTAGACCGAGGCCCAAAGCATGAGCTGTCCCCATTGCGTCCACCTACAGCACGAAAACAGACGGCTGGTCGGCGTCATCAAAAGGCTCAAGGCCAGGTCGCTACAGTCAACGCCCATAGGCCCTCTTAGCCTAGGCTTCACGCAGCAGCAGGAGATTATTATAGAGGCCCTCTGGGCCGCGAAGGGGTCGGGCGTTACCTCTGCCTTGCTATCCTTCGCCCTTGGCGGTGAATCGTCCAAGGCCAGCGTCCGCGTCCAGATCAACCGCATCCGCGCCAAGCTGGGACCGGACACCATCAAGAACCGTTACGGAACGGGATACTATTTCACGCCCGAAGGCTTGGGCATTTTGGCAGAAATCATGGGAGAAACGAAATGACGAACGAAGAACTAGATCAAGCACGCATTGACGAGGCTTGCCGCTTAATCAAAGACGACAAGACGAAATGGCTTTTGGGTGAGGTCGCCCGCCTAGCCCGCGAAGGCTGGACGCCGCCGAAGGTGGTTGATCCTGATTTGGCGGAGGCGCAGCAGATATTTTTGAATTCGTCACTCACTACGCCGATTGGCATGACCCTCACTGGCATCAAACGAGGCCGCGAACTGGAGCGAGCCGAGGCCAAGCCGGGGATGGTTTGGGTTAAGCATGATGGGTCAAGACAGTCTCCGGTCCCCGGCTCACTGGTCACGGTAAGTTTAGGTCATAGTCATTATCAGACTGACCAATCTTTTATGATTGATTGGTGGCGGGTGTCCCACTACGCCATCATCAATCAGCCGGAGGACGCGGCATGACCCACAGCACCGACACAAGGGTGAGCGCCAGAGTGTGCGCGTGCGGGATAGGTTTCTTTTCCCGGCACGATGGCAAATGCCGACAGTGCGAGATCGCCGACCGCAACGCCACCATCGCGTCTCAGGCGGCGGAGATCGAGCGGCTGCGGGAGTGCATCAAGTCCCTTAACGCAATCATTGCAAAGCACATTGGCGACGAAGCCACCGCCGCCCTACAGCCCAAGGAGGGGGAGGGATGAGCCGAGACCGCATTGACTGGGATAATTTGCCTCAGTTGCCGCGTAAGACCCAGATCGGCGCAACCCGTGAGGATTTAGCGGCGCGTAAGTTTAGCATGACTAAGGCGAAGCATAGGGGGCGGTGCCATCTATCGAACCAAAAGCGCCGTCAGATAAAACTGCAAAACGCACAAAACGGTTGGCAAAAGCACCAAAAAATGAACAAGGAATTTTTAGAATTTAAGGCGCGCGTTCGTGCCTATTGGCTTGGTCAAACGGAGGAACACCCATGACTTATGAAACGATAACTCACTTGCGCCCGGTTGACATTCGGCCCGCCGAGTACAGAGACCCAGTGCATTTTTTGCGCAACCTTGCGGACGAAATTGAAAAAGGTCAGCACGGGGACGTGAGCACCATAGCCGTTGCCTTGCTAACAGAGGGCGCTGAAGACGGATCGCCTCTAGCCACGTTTGGCGGCGGGCGCAACACCGATCTTTACCGTGTGGCCTCTGCCTTTGGCGCGGCTCAATTAAGGGTGTTAAATCTTATTCGTGAGGGCAACCAATGATAAAGGCCAACAATAAAATTGCTGCTAATTGGATCAAAATTTCCACTAATCTGCAATCTCAACTGATCGCGTCCGAAGAGGACAAAATAAAATTGTCAGCCGAGAACGAGCGGCTGCGGGAGGCGCTCGCCATCGCTGCAATTTGGACGGCTGAACCGGGAGTAACGATTGCTGAAATCCGCGCCGCCCTACAGCCCAAGGAGGGGGAGCAATGAGCCTTTTACAGCACTTTTTAACGTCGGTTCTCGGTGGCCTAATAGGTGCGGGGATTTATTGTTTAATCTTGTGGGCCGCTTGGACAATCGTTACCGCCCTACAGCCCAAGGAAGGCAACCAATGATCTACCTAACCCTAATCCCCCTATTTGCCGTCCTAGACCGCTGGTGCGGCGGCGGCATGGGCTGGCGCTCAACTTTCCTAGGTCGACCTATCTATTACGTCCTGCCGCTGATCCCCGTGGCCTGGCTGATAGATTGGCGGCTGGGCGTTGTTCTGATGGGCTGGGTTCTGTGGCGCGAACCCAAGTGGGCATTGTTCGGCGGCTCTCTTGCGCCGGTAGGCAAGAGAGAGATCATGGGGACGTTCTATCGTCACCTGCTGATTTTGCCTGTGTTCCTTGCCACCGTGTGGGAACCTACTGCAACGCAATACCTTGCGGTCGGTCTCTTAATCCTGTGGGCTGCATGGGCCACACGCCTTGCGGTCATCAATCGACACAGGGCCGACCAAGGCCACGACGCCAACGGCGCAGTAGAATTTATCCGCGGCGCGACCTTTGGCCTTGTGGCCTTTTCAATCCTATCCCCTTGGTGGACACTATGACCGATAAGCCCCCAGTGTACGCATGGCCCCAAGAGGCCATCGACACCATGATCAGGCTCTACCTCAAGGGCGACAGCGCAAGCCAGATCGCCAAGGCTCTAGGCCAAGGCCTAACCCGCAACGCTGTGATTGGCAAACTGAACCGCCTGAGAGACAAGGGGCTGCGCCCTGAGTTGAGCCTTCACGTTATTTCGGTTAAGAGGGCAAACGGCCAACAGATCAACCGCATCAACGCGGCCAAACTGGCGACGCCATACCGGCCCCAGCCGAAACCGGCCAAGGTCATCCTGTTCAAGGCTCCGACCATGCCCAAGCCCGCGCCACCACCGCCGCCAGCAGCCGCGCCAGAGCCGACAGGCATACACGCGGCTATCTTGTCAAACCTCCGCCCACGGGGCTGCAAATGGATCGTGGAGGACTTCCTACACGGCCAGGGCGACGAGGCGCTTATGTGCGGGGAGCTACGCTCCGGCGAATCGCCTTACTGCGAGCACCACCGCCGGATTGGCAAGACCTCGTGGCCTGATCGAAAGGTCGAGGCCAGCAACCGAGGGCTTAGACGCCTAGGCGTATGGGCCACCAAGAACGTCTATGGATCATGAAAAAGCCCCCGCCGGAATTATCCAGTGGGGGCTTTATTTTATGCCAGATCTTCCTTTTCGGCCTGTTTTTTATAATAGGCCGCATATCGCTTGGCGATGATCTCTCGCCTATGCCCGCCTTCCCATAAGCGGCGCAGGTCGCTGCGTGTGTGGCGTTCGATCAATTCCGGAATCGCAAAGATCCGCTTTTTGACCTGATAGTCATAAGATCCGACCATGCCAGCATCGACCCAGCCGCCGTCCCGCAAGGCTCGTTTCATCATGGTATGGGAGATCTTGATGCCTTCGGGCGCTTCCTTGTTCACCATCTTTAGGGTTTCATACAAAGGTGTCCCGATAATGCCGCGCTCGAAAGCCCCGACACGCAATTGAACCTGGCTCAAGATCCAACTCTCCGCCGTGGTCATGTTGTACGAAATCAGGTCGTGTTTGAACTTGGTCATGGGCGGTGCAGCGCCGGGATTGAACGCTTGAACGTCACGATTCCAAAGCCATTTGGCCACAGCCTCATAGCCGCCCGTCTCGTACCAATCCCACATGCTCTTGGAATCGAACTCACTCATCCGGCCATTGTGTGACCAAACGCAGAACCACCGCCGGTCCTGATTTTCTAGCTTGATCGGCACAGCCTCATTGCTGAACGCAATCACGATCGATCGATTGAGCATCTCGTAAGGATGCAGCCGTTTGCGGTGAACCGTGATCATATCGGGCGGTGTCGCGATCACAGGCTTTAGCTTGTTGGCAAAGGCCCGACGCTCACGCGAATCAGGCTCCTTCAATTCGTTGATGATCAGCACCTCACTTTCGAGGTGATAGCCCCATGCGGATGATAGGGTTTCATTGCTGGCAAGGCCACGGTTGCGAAGGTCAGGACCGCAAACAGCCCAGATAAACGGTGCCCACATTGTGTCCTTGCCGCAGCCCTCGACGCCGCCGTGTAGACAGGCGTGATTGATCTTGCGATGGGGCACTTGGAGCTTATAGGCCATCATATCCCAGATGTGGTTGCGCTCGTAATCATCTGGAATCAGAACCTTGCAATGGTCGAGCCACCGCTGCGGCTCTACATTCTTTTCAGAGATCGGGGGGCGCGTGTTCATCCACCTGTTGCCAAAGATCTCGCCATTGCGGGCGACCAGCACACTTTCGCCAGGTGCATAGGTAATGCCAGCAAGGATCTTGCCGTTCATTGCATTACGGTTTTCGTCATAGCAGACCGACGCCTCAATGCGCCTGTTGTGGTGGATGCTGCGGCAGTTGAGGTGCCGGAACAGAGAATTAAACGTGCCGCGAGGGATCTCGCGCCGGTCCTGCATGTCAAAAAAGCTATCGTCCACAGAGATGTAGGCGAAGCGCTCGTACCATTGATTTTTCTCAATACGGTCAAGCTGCCTGTTTTCGACCTCTTCTAAAATGGTTTTCAGTCGCATCATGCTATCCTTTGCCAGACTCCGGCCCCGTGGCCCTTGATTAACCCTCGCTTGCTCATGCCTTCGAGGGCGCGCTTTATGCCTTTGGTTACAGCCGTTTCGTTGTCACCTTTGTCGGCCATTTTCTTAATATCGTGCTCGCTAACCAAGCCGCCAGAGGCGAGGGCTTTGACACACAAGGCATCATATTTGCTGAACCGCCCGCTGCCTTCGCTCGCCTCCGGTGCAGCCGTGTGACGCGCAACAAGGGATGAAATTTCGTCTCCGTCCTCATCATGCCCCAAGACAGAGCGCGTCATCTCAAAATAGAGATCATCAACCTTGTCGCCGTCCTTCATCTTATGGACAGATAGGCGAGCGATAGGGCGTTCAGGGTCGGGCCGGAAAACACCTAGGATAAAATCCAGATTGGCCGTGATGGCAGACGAACCGCGGGGGCGCTCTGCCGCGCTGTGGCCTGTGTGGTGAACCACGATAACCGTGCAATTGAACGCCGCCCTGATCTCGGTGTTGATCATCCGCAGATAATCACCAATGTCACTGGATGAGTTTTCGTCACCGTTAAAGGTTTGGGACAGGGTGTCGATAACCACCAGCTTAGGACGCTCTGGCAATGCAGCGATAGCCGCCTTCATAGCCGCAACCTCTTCAGAGGCCGACAGAAGCAGGGGCGTTATACAGATGTTGATGCTGTTGTCAGGCACGAGGCCGAATTGGTTATGCCACGCCACCAGACGCCGGTAGATCCCGGCACCGCCCTCAGCCGCAAGATAGGCAATTGCGCCTTTCTTTGTGCGTTTACCGGCCCATTCCATTTCGTGAACCATGTGCATAGCAAGGTCGATGGCGATGAAGGACTTGTACGTCCCCGACGCACCGAAGATCATGCCCATGCTATCTTCCGGCACCAAACCCTTGACGGCCCAACGCACGTTGCGCGTCAGATCGCCCAGAGCCTCCATGCCCATGAACAGACCACCAGGCGCGATCTCGGCAATGCGCTCCTCGCTAGGCGCATACTTTTGCGCCGAGGCCACCATGCGCGACAGGTCTTGGCCGAAACGGGCTTCCCAGCGTGCGAGATCCGCGCCCGTCTCTGGCCGCGTTGCCAGCATCAGTGAGCGAAGATTATTGACCACCGCGCCGGGGGCCATGCCCGCCGCGATCATGCCAGACGATAGCTTCAGAAGCGGATCATGATAAGACCGCTCATCCATGTTGGTCGTAATAAGGCTTTTGTACAGATCGACCGCGGTGAGGCTGGTCTTGTCCAAATCCTTAGCCGCTGAAGGCGCTGCGCGGGTGCCTGACCGGATCTCTTCAAGGTCCAGACCGAATGTAGCCACGGCGTCCGCAAGGCTGTAGGTGGCCGTTATATCGGCCTGTAGAACCTTGGTTGAAAAGACGCCTGTGTCACGCTGCTTAGTGTTGCAGCCGACAGGCAGACGGCCATAGCGGACAATGTTGTTACCGCTAGCATCCGCGCCGATCAGGTTAGCCGCTGCCATGCGCTGCAAGACCAGATCAATCAGGCCCTGATCTTTAGCGTCTGGATCATCGCGGTCGATCAGCACGCCGACCTGATAATTGCCGGGTGACGTCTCGATTGTGTAGGACGGGTTGCCGAACAGTTCATCAGGCTGGGCGTCATCTGCCAGCAAGACGCAAAGGCGAACAAACGTGTCTTTAGATCGGCGGCGCTTGTCCGCCGCCATAAGGGACACGCAAAAGAAATTGTTGTCACTGACCCGCTTGTCGATCAGGTTTTTCTGACCTGGCGATCCGGTCCAAGCGTTGCCGCCCCAGACGGTCGGTTCCGACTTGTTGGGGTCAGAAGCAAAACTCGTGGTCCAGCCGTAATTGTCCTGTATCGCGCCGTAGACGGCACGAAGGAAATCTGAATTATCCATTGTGTGCCTTAAGGGCGGGGGTGGCCGGACAGATCGTACACGTCTAGTGCTGGGCAAATCTCAAGGATGTTATCCCAATGCCTTTGTGGGATAACGCCGCCGGTCCCGCCCTGATCGACAGGGGTAATCCAACGGCTGACAGCCGATTGCGTAAGACCCAGCAGCGAGGCCGTATGGGTTACGTCCCCGATTGTCGTAACGACACTATATGCGGGTTGACACCGATATTTAATCTTAGCCATGACATCCTCTTCTATGGTGCCGGAATGCTGGCACAAAATAAAATAACAAGCAATCCACATTATTTGATAAAATCATATTGCGTTTTCATACGGCCTGATATTAGATGGTCGAACTTCAACGGAGCAAACCAAATGACCAACGATGATAACCTACAAGCCTTGGCAACTTTCTGGCTCGCAGCCAAGGGCGAAGAAGTCGCGGCAAACCAACGCCGCTTAGAGATCGAAGACCAGATCGTCCAGGCTATCAAGCCAAACAAGGACGGCAAGTCCACCTTCAAGCTGGACGGCGGGCTGAAGATTTGCATTACCCTCAAGACCAATTTTAAGGCCGACGATATGGCTGCGCTTGAGGCCCTGACCGCAGAATGGCCTGAGAACTTCCAGCCCGTGCGGATCAAGAAGGAACTTAACGAGACGAAGCTAAAGGATCTGCGGGAATATCGCGCAGACCTCTGGAAGAAGCTCGCCCAACACATCACGTCCAAGGCCGCGAAGCCTTACGTTCAAATCGAATCCGGGGAGGACAAGTAATGGCTTTTGATCTCAAGAGCATCAGCCGCAACGACAACACCGCCCCGCCGCGCCTTATGGTCTACGGCGTCGAGGGTATCGGCAAATCAACCTTTGCCGCTGGCGCACCGGACCCAATCTTCATTCTCACTGAGGACGGCTTGGGATCTTTGGACGTCGAGCATTTTCCTATTGCTACATCCCTTGATAACGTGATGGACGCTATTGGAGCATTGTATGCAGAGGACCATCCATACAAGACGGTGGTGCTTGACAGCTTGGATTGGCTTGAAGCCATCATCCACCGTGAGATGGAAGCCAAGCACGACGCCAAAGACCTTGCCTATGGCAAGGGCGCAATGATCGCAGCCCAACAATGGCGCGACGTTCTGGACGGGCTTAACGCCCTGCGGAACGACAAGCAGATGACTGTGATCCTTTTAGCACACAACACCATTAAGCGGTTCGACAGTCCTGAAGTCGAGCCGTTTGATCGCTACCAGCCGAAACTGCAAGAGCGCAGCAACGCCGTGGTGCGGGAATGGGCGGACGCCGTTATGTTCGCCAACTACAAGACCATCGTCAAAAAAGACGACGTTGGTTTTAATAAGACCGTGGCCAGGGGGATCTCTAGCGGTGAGCGTATGCTGTTCACCACTGAGCGCCCTGCCTACATGGCCAAGAACCGCTACAATCTGCCCGACAGCATTCCGCTGACTTGGGACGCCTTTGCAAACGCAATCAAATAGGAACTGAAAACATGGCTACCATCGACTTTGACGTTTC